CTGGTAGCGGTTCGGCTTGCGCAGCACGACCGCGAGCGGTGACAGGCGCTCGACCTCGCGCCAGAAGCCGCTGGCTTCCTGCTCCATGAGTCGCGGTCGCAGCTTCGCGATGTCCTCGGCGATCAGCGACACGCAGGCGTAGACGGCCGAGAATGCCAGCAGGTTCTCGCGCGTATCCGCGGTGATGTTGCGCGGCCACGCGCCCGCGAAGGGTTCGCGTACGAGCGACCACATCCAGCTGCCCGTGTTTTGGTACACGGTCGACAGCGCCTTGCGCAGCGTGAGCTCGAAGCCAAACAGTTTCATTCCTTGGCCCTCAGATCGCGCCGCATGTACCATTGCCGCAGTCCGGCGTGACGCGGTTCGTCCCGCAGCAGCCGCCGCAGAATCTCGGCCTGCACCGCCAGCAAGTAGTGCTCGGCGGAAGACCTCCCCGCCCCGTGTTGCGCGGAGCGGGGAGGTTGGCGCTTGCGTTGCTTCACTGCGCGCGCCCGGCTTCGGTTACGACGTGTGCATGTTGTCGATGTACCCGACGCCGTACGTCCGGCGCCGCGACCAGTTGATGATCCGCTCGCAGCGGATCGCCATGCTGTTGGTCTGGAACATCGACACCAGCTGCGCCGCGGTCGGCGTCGTCGACTCGTTCGCCGGAGCGTCGCTCATCTCGAGCGAGGCTTCCGTCGACACGTCGATCGCGATCTGGCCGTCGTCCGCGAGGAAGACCTCGGACTGCTTGACCAGCGCGACGATGCTGCCCGCCGAGACCGACGAGGGCACCGAGTTCGACGTGATCACCGGCATGCCGAACCACGTGCCGCCGGCCATCGAGATTCCCGGATAGGCGAAGTTCTCGCCGCCGGTCGTGCGGATCATCGACAGCGCGAGCGCCGCGTCGGGCGTCATCACCCAGACCGCGCCTTCCAGCGTGATCTCGTTCGACGCGAACGTCTGCAGAAACGCCTTGACGTCGGTCTCGACGTTCGCCGCGGTGTTCCACACGGCGGCTGCCTGGCGGATGTTGCTCGCGCCGTTCAGGACCGAAGCGGGGTTGACGTTGGCGACCGCGGCCACGCCCGGATCGATGAACTGCGCGTCCAGGAAGTACCGCATCTCGGCGGCGAGGTCGTCGCGCACGAGCAGCTCCGCCGACGGCGACGAGAAGCGCGCGAGCTCCTGCGTGATGACCACGATGCCCGCGGCCTTCGCGAAGCCCAGCGTCCCGTAGGACAGCGTCAGCTTGCCAAGCTTCTTGCCCGCGCCCTGGCCGACCCAGCCCACGCTCGCGCCCGCCGACTGCGTCGGGTAGCGCACGTTGAACGGCACGCGCCGGAGGCCCGGCATCTTGCCCAGGATCGTTTGCGGGCGCAGGTACTCGACGAACTCGCTCGTGAGGTTCTCGTTGTAGACCAGCGGGCCGGCCCACGCGGAGTCGCTCGTCGTGCCGGCCGCGACCGCAGCCTTGAGCGCGAGGCCGACCTCGGGCGTCGAGCCGTCCCACTGCTTGGCGTAGTCGATCGCCATCGGCAGGTTGCCCTTCGCCTGCGCGAGCGCCTTGACGTAGCGCGCGAGCCCGATGCCCTTCGGCATGTTCGCGTTCGGGCGCAGCACGCCCTCGCCGGAGCGCACGCGCCGCGACGTGTCCTCGCTCGTCCCCGCCTGCGGCGTGACGGGCGTCATCGGCGCCTCGGCGTGCATCTTCTCCAGCGCGCGCAGCCGCTTCAGGTGCGCGTCGATCTGCGCGACCTCGCCTTCCAGGCCGTCGTACTCGTCCTGCTTCTCCTTGTCGAGCGTCGCGCCGTCGGCGTCCTTCATGAGTTGCGTCATGGCCGCGACGTTCGCGGCGCGCTTCGCCTCGAACCCCGCGATGTCTTGCTTGATGTCCACGTTCGTTGCTCCTTGCTTGGGTTGCTGTGTACCCGAGGCGCCGGGACGGTTGATGCGCACGATCCGTTGCGACGCGGCGCCGGTGCCAGGCGCGGCTGCGCTGCGTTGCTCGGTGTCGATGCTCTTGATGGTCTGGATCGTGGCCTCGGAGTTCGCCGGGATGGTCACGGCGGACAGCTCGAGCCACTCCCACTTCGTGAAGCGGCGGCCCCACGAGCCCTTGATGTCGGCACCCTCGATCTCGCGGAAGCCGATCGACAGACCACGCACGAGTCCCGCCTTGATCAGCGTCCAGGCGCGGTCGATCTCCGGCAGCACGCCGCGCTCGATCTTGGCGCGGATGGCGATCCCCGCCTCGGTCACCTTGGCCGACAGCACGTGGCCGAGCGGCTCGCGGCTGTTGTGCTGCCACAGCAGCGGCAGCGGCAGCGCGAACTGCGCGCCCTTCGGCTCGACGACGTCGCCCATGCGATCGGTCGTCGGCGTGGTCGCGATCCCTTCGATGATGCCCTGCTCGTCGTCGACCGCCTTGACCTCGAGCACGCTGTAAGCGCGATGCAGATCCATGTCCACTACCTCAAACGAAGAAGAGTTGAACCTCGGGCGGCTCCTGTTTGTGCATGACCCCGACGGCCATCGCGAGAGCGACCATACCGTCGATGCGCCGCGTGTTCTTGCGCTTCACGAACTTGCGGTTCTCCGCCGGGTCTTGCACGACGGTGGCGTTGACCGCGCACATCATCAACACCGGGTGGTTGCCGTGCCGCAGCGAACCTTTGAGCAGCAGCGTCTCCAGCTCGCGCAACGCCGGCGACATCGAGACGTAGCCCTGCCCGAACTCAACGAACCTGCTCAGCTCGAGGTCGGAGAACTTCTCGCGCTCCAGGTACGGCTTGAGGAAGCGCCAGTTGTAGCGGTCGAACGCAAGCGCCTTGACGTCGTGCTCGTCGAACAGCGTGCGCAACTCCTTCGCGATGAAGGCGTAGTCGACGCTCGCGCCCGGGCACGTGCGCAGCGCGCCCTGCTGGTGCCACAGGTCGTAAGGCACGCGGTCGGTGCGCGCGCGCACTGTCAGCCCGTCGGCGGGCAACCAGAACGTCGGCACCACGTTCCACTTGCCGTCGACCAGGTCGAGCGTCACCAGCGCCGTCAGGTCGGACACGCTCGACAGGTCCAGCCCGCCGTAGATCTGCCGCCGGTGCCCCACCAGCTCCAGCGGCGGCGCGCCGTTGCTCAGCCACACCGCGCGGCTCACGAAGGGGTCCTGCGCCTCGACGCGCTGGTTGAGCACGAGGTTGCGGTAGGAAGCCTCGCGCGACGGCATACGCTTGGCGTCGAGCGCCTGCTTGCGCACCTCGTCCTGGTTCATGAACACGTCGAAGTGCGGGTTGGCCGCGCGGATCGCTTCGTCGCCGAACGGCTCCAGGTCCAGCGGCGCCGAGTACAGCACGACCTTGTTGCGCGGATCCGCGCCGGTCTTCGCGTCGTCGATGAGCAGCGATAGCAGATCTTCGTCCGTCGCGGCCTGCGTGGAGATGACCATCGACAGCGGATTGTCGTGCGCGGCGCATGCCGTCTCGAGCGCGTCGAACAGCAGCGACCGCGGACCGCGCACCTGGCCCAGCTCGTCGTGGACCACCAGCACGGGTGACTTGCCGAAGGACGTTGCCACCTCCGCCGACAGCGCCTTGTAGAAGGTTCCCAGCTCGGGACACAGCAGCTCCTTCGCCGTGTCCCGGATCGTCACGTACGGCCGCAGGCGCGGACTCAGGCCCACCATCTTCGCTGCCAGGTCAAACGTCACGGCTGCCTGGTCGCGCGACTGCGCGGCTGAGTACAGCTGCGAGTTGCGCGCGAACGCCGGACCGCACAGGTGTAGCAGGAGCAGCATCGCGGCGAACGCGGTCTTGGCGTTTTTGCGGCCCATCGAGAGGATGAACATCCGCGTCGGCGTGTCGTAGATCTGCGCCAGCCAGTCACGCTGCTCCGGCGTAAGCTTGACCGGCTGCCCGGCGAGCTTGCCCTCCGGCAGGTGGAGGTTGTCCTCGATCCATGCCGCGTATCTCGCCGAGCACGTGCTCGCCGCCGCGTTGAGCTTCAGCGTCGGCGTCGTACGCGCGCGAGGCACCCGTGCGTGCGTCACACGTCCCAAGGTCTCGCTCCGTTAGCGCGATGGGACAGCGTGCCGGCCTTCGTCGCGCGCATCTGCGCTTGCTGCGTCAGCCGCATGCTGCGCGCGTACGACAGCAGCGTGCGGTTCGCGGACGCGAACAGCCGCGAGAGCTGCTCGTAGCGCGCCGTGTCGGTCTCGATGCTGATGCTGCGGATTGCTTTTTGCAACCGCTCCACCTCGAGCACTTGGCGCACGTAACACAGCAGCAGCGGCTTGTGCTCGGCGCTGAACCACTCGGCCGGTTTGCTGTTGACCGTGACCACCCAGAGCGCGCGCTCGTCGTCGACCAGCTCCTCGGGTGGTACCAAACGGTCGTCCTGCGCCGCTACGATCGCGGCGTTAGCAGCTGATTTGCGTCCCCGAGCCCCCATTTTGTGCA